CATCGAGCGAGACTACGGCATCACTCGTGAGGACGTCTGGTTTTCATGCGGCGAGTATGACCGAGTGAAGCTTTCATCTGAAGGCAGGGCTGGAGTGGGAGGTCTCTACGGCATCAAGCGACATGACAACCCCTTCTCGTTGATGCGCTCGCACTTCAACATCAAGACCCTCTTCGCCCTCAAGTATCGTCTCAATAAGGAGATGGCGATGGATCGCATGCTGCAGTTCATCGGTCAGCCACTTGAAGGTCGTCACCACAACGGCTGCGATGATGCCTACAACATCGCTAAGTTGGTGAGGCACGTACTCGCATGAAGCTCGGGCGCTTCTGGAAGGACCCTTGGCCCTTCCCACAGGAGATGGGAGTTGGCCTTCGTCTGACTGGTTACCCGTCAAACGAGAAGGAGTTTCTTGGGTTCCTTCACCAGGAGAGCTGCAACCCCATCGCTGCCATACGCATCCTGAAGGAGCTCAAGGAGAGGGGTGAGAAGCTAACAACGGTTCGCGCCAACTTCAACTTTGCCCGTCTTGGTGACGAGTTTGAGCGCCTCGGCGTCAAGATGGAGGTCATTCCTCCGGTTGAGAAGATCAATGACACCGTGCTCGACTTAGCGGCTCTTGATATTGTGCTGGGCAGAGCCGTTGACCTCTCCCACTTCACAGAAGCTGAGGCGAGAGAAATCGAGGCCCGCGCCCAACAAACTGGTAAGCTGTCAAAGGAAGAGATTGGGCCGTATCAATGAAGCTGAAAACGCTCATTCTTCTGTGCTTCGCCAGTTTCTCCGTTTCAGCATCATCGCTGAAGGAGTACAGTGATGCACCTTTCCAGCTGTATCTCGGCTGTATAAAGGCCACTGTCTCATCTCAGCGGGACATTGAGCCGACGCGCGTTGGGATCAGCGAATTCGTCCGTCAGCTTGATGAGAACTGCCTGGCTTGGACAGTCATCTGGTATCCTGCTCTTGTGGGGAAGGACATCACCTCTATCTCTGACAGAGAGCTCATCAATTTCAACAACAAGAGGATATCTGTTCTCGGTAGCCTGACTCGGCAGATCCAAGTAGAAGCCCTCCGTTAGTCGATCAGCCCTCCCTCGCTCTCAGCCTGCTGGTCAAGCGGGAGAGGGACCTTGAGCGTCATTCCCGGACGGATAACGGGGCTACCGTTCAACTCGTTGAACATCTCTACCAGCTTCAGGACCTCTGTCTTGGGCAGGTCATGGCGCCCCTTCAGCTTGATGACCGCCTCGAGCGTTTGACCTGGCATAAAGCAGTGAAGTACGTAGTTCATAGGCTGCTCCTTTCTTCTATGTATTGCTGTAAATAGCAGCATGCTGCTCACAGAGATCAACAACTCGATCACGCTTCGCACTGGCAAGATGTCTAGGGCGCAGGTTGAGGCGCTGTCGAAAAATGCAGCTTCGCTGTATGCCCTTCTACAGAGCCCATTCTTGGACAATGGAGAGCACTTATTTTCTCGCTGGACCGACATCCTCATGAAAAGTCGGCTGAAACCAGATCAGTGGTCAAAACCACTGGTCCACATGGACTACGAGGCAAATCCTGGAGTCTGGATCTTTGACGACAGCAGCGGCATTACGTTCATCGTGTACTCAGATGAACACAGAAAGAACCCTTGGAGGGGGACGAGTGTCGATGTAGTTCGACCACCTAAGCTGGTGATTGATCCAAGCGACGATCTTTCTGGCGAGTTCGTCAGTAAGGTCATTACGTCAGCCGTCAATCGGTTCCTTGATAAGATTCTTGAGCTTAGCCGCTAATTCATCCTCGGTGCCGTAAATAGGTTCTAGTGCAGCACTGGAACCGATATGAGCTCTGCTTTCAATACCAAGACAACGCATGACCTGTGGATTGACAGTCGTCAGATTGCCATCTCTACGTCTCGTCCGACTCCTACAACTGTGCAGCTTGACATCAGCTACCCAGCTGATCCAGCTACTCTTGACGGCGCTGTTGTTCTATTTCATGACAAGCCGCTTTCGCCATCAAACTACCCAAAGGACGGCGAGCAGTACACTGCAAGCACTGACTTTGCAGTTCCTGCAAGCATCATCCCGACACAGGGCGGCTTTCACGTAGTCGGTTTCTACTCAGAAGCCCTCGGCAATCCGCTTCCTGGTGTAGTTGACACCACGACTGGCCGCGCCTCCTTCTCCATCACGGTCACAAACACTGACCCCAACACGCTCTACTACGCGTCAGTCCACGGCTCGTCGAACATCCTTCAGTACTACCCATTCGGCGTTCAGTCATACCCGCTTGAAGGCAGCCGTATCGAGAAGGACAGCTCGACCTTCACTGGAAACATTCCATCTCTGCCAGAAGCGCCGACCTCCCCAACTACAGGGATGGCGTACTATGATGAGAACCTGAACCTCGTCCAGTACTGGACTGGGTCGCAGTGGATCCCAACTCGCACTGACTCCATCATCTCAGGCCCAGTTGACCCTGCGACTCCTGGCCTGGCCTACTTCTACACGATTGGCCGTGCCATTCGCATCTTTGACGGTACCAAGTGGGTAGAGGCGTCGTCAACTAACCTTCAGTTCCTGGCGCCTGGCCCAACATGGGTACCGCTTGGTGCCGTGTCATCTGACGTCAAGCTGCCCGAATCACCAGCGGTAGGTGACTTTGTTTGGGACTTTACGACACAGCGCGGTCAGTACTGGGACGGAGCCCAGTGGATCTATCCGAACAGCGCCAACTCCCTCTTCAACGCACCTCCTCTCACCCCAGCGTTTACATCACCGCTCATTGCCGACAGCGAGCTGCGCCCAGCTCCATTCATTGGACAGCTGTTCTACAACACAACGACAAAGGTTCTGAACGGTTGGACAGGCTCTGCTTGGGTTCAGGTAAATACCGACCAGCAAGGAACACCAAGCACTGATAAGATTGCCATCGGTAACGACGGCTCATATGATGAGCGCCTTCGCCTTATTCAGATCCTGAAGGGTGAACTTGGGTGGCCAGTCATGTGCGTTGAGCTGAAGGAAGAGCAGTTCAACATCGCCATTGACAACGCGCTTGATACCTACCGTCAGCTGTCTGATGCTGCCTACAAGCGTGAGTTCATCCTCATGACGCTCATTGAGGGTCAGCAGAAGTACTACCTGAACTCAGCAGTTGATAGAAGTGATCGCATTGTCTCGATCAACAAGATTCACCGTCTTAACATCCTCGGTGCTAACTCACTCAACTGGGACAGCAACGTCTACTTCCAGACCTTCCTCAACCAGTACTACTCGAGCGGCTACACCGACACCCTGTCGATTCACCTGCTGCACGGACTTTCAGAGGACTTCCAGCGCCTGTTTGCCGGTGACATGATGTTTAGCTGGGATGAGCCGTCTCGTGAGCTGTACATTACACGTAAGATCGCTCGTAATGAGAAGGTCATCATCGAGGCCTTCATGGAACGCACCGAGCAGGAGCTTCTGCTTGACCGCTGGTGCCGTCAGTTCCTACAGGGCTGGGCGCTTGCTGAGTGCAAGATGTACCTCGGCTTGATTCGCAGCAAGTACAGCTCTGGAACTCCGGGCGCACAGGGACCAATCAACCTCAACGGTGAGCTGCTCATCTCCGAAGCGCGTCAGGACATGACTGAGCTTCGCGAGCAGCTGCTCAACTACGAGTTCGGCGGTCTTGCAGGTTCAGGCAACGTTTCGTTCTTGATTGGATGACGCAGGTTGGAATGAAAGTGCCGGGAACCGTAAATAGGTGCAACTGCAGAAGGAGCACCTATGAGCCAAGTTCGAGCACAGCGGCGTAAACATCATGTCATCTACAAGACCACTTGTTTGGTAACAGGCAAGTGGTACATCGGCCTCCACAGTACCGATGATCTGAACGACGGGTATCTTGGTAGTGGTGCCCAGCTATGGAAAAGTATTAAGAAGCATGGTAAAAATAATCACCGTGTTGAAATCCTTGAGCACTGTCCTGATCGAGCAACGCTTATCAAGCGCGAAGCTGAGATTGTGAATGAGGATCTGTTGGCACAGGAAGCCTGCATGAACCTAATGCTTGGTGGAAACGCAAACCGAGAGGAGCGTAAGCATACCAAGGAAGAAACTCGCGCCCTCATTAGTCAGCGTTCAAAGGAGATGTGGGCAAAGCTCAAAGCAGATCCAGGGAAATTAGCTGCCCGCAATGCTAAACTTGCTGCGCCAGAACATGTCGCTAAGCGATCCAAAGCGAACACTGGCAAGAAGCGAACCGAAGAACAGAAACAGAACCTTCGAACAGGCCAAACCAAGTACTACTCGTCAGTCAGTTCATCTGCGCTTCTTGAACGAGGGCAGAAGGCAGCAGCAACTAGAACAGCGCGAGGCACCAACAAAGGGGGTAGACCAAAAGGCATCCCGATGACGGAAGCTCAGAAGCAACATCTTCGAAACCTTGCCGCCCAGCGCCGTGCACTAAATAAGTATCAAACCAATTGCAATCATAATGACCGAGCGTTCTCTTCCACAGCTGCCAATCACTGAGTGCGTCGACGGTGCTGGCTCAGTAAACAACCCTGCTAACGAGAGCTTTCCGCCAAGCACTGCAGGCAATGGCACTGAAGCGTATATTCCACCCGAGCTCTGCGTTGGTGACTTCCGTCTTAGTCAAGGCGAGTGCGCAGATCCGGAGAACACCTACCAGGAGAGCCTTGCTGCTGAGCAGCTCGCGATATCTGGCGCACCTGTCAACATCTTCAAGCTTCTTGGTGTACATGAGCAGGGTCGACTTGTTGACCTCACTGGAAATGGTGAAGCGCTTGCTTCAAGCGGCACTCCTGAGAATGCCTTCGACTCGCTTGCTGCGTCGTGGACCAGTGACGAGGTTGGAGCTGATGTAACGCTGCAGTCCTGGATTGGCTACGACTTCGGCATCAGAAAGACAAGCTATGGCCTTGACGAGAACGCGCCTGGCGTAGCGGCTGCCCAGCACATCACATCGTTCCGAATCACTCAGCCTGGCCCGGCTCGCGTAAGACAGGTGCGAATCGATCGTTCAGCGGGTGGCTACCACGTGAATGCCTCAGCCATTCAGTACACTGGGACGGGAAACGGAACAATCGGTGGCTTCAAGGCTGGCTATGCAGCCCGTCCTGGCGCCTTCATGGTGTCGGCGTTCTCTTCCACTCAGTTCAGCGTTGCCTTCACCTCTGCTACCGGTACTGCCATTCTCGGTCTTGCGACGGTCGGTCAGCAGTTCAACTCGGCCGAAGGTTCCTTCACCATCACGGCTGGTACCGTCCCATTTGCGAACGGTGACTTCTTCACGGTACCGGTGGAGCTCGACTGGTATCGAGTTGACGTCGTCAACCTGCCAGACGTCCCAACGGCACTTATCTCCATCAAGCAGTCGTCAGCGGCTCGCTACTGGAGAATCGTACCGCTCTCCTTCTCAAGCACAACAGACCCCTGGGTAGTCGACAAGCTGGAGCTGTTTGACTACAACGCGACGCGGCTTGACAACATTCAGGATACCCTGTTCATGGAGAACCGGGACCGAGACTACGCCAACGCCTCCATCCAGCTTCGTGCTGCCTACACGCCTTTCGATGGTATGGGAGACCTTACAAAGTTCGGTTTCCAGATTGCCGACGTCTACACCTTCACCACCTCCTTCGCTGACATGGTGCGCCTGCTTGGACGCCCAATCGTTGTTGGCGATGTGATTGAGCTTCCGGCTGAGCTTCAGTACGACCACAACTTGAAGCCAGTTCGCAAGTTCGTGGAGGTCACTGACACCGGCTGGTCAGCAGAGGGCTTCACCGCAGGGTGGAAGCCGATCATGTACCGCTTCACCGCGCAGCAGCTGATTCCCGGTCAGGAGCACCGCGACATCCTTGGCACCGTCGACACTCAGAAGTACGCAGTAGATGATGGCTCCTTCTTCGAAGGCATCGAGCAGATTCAGACTGCACCCCTCACCGTCACAGAGGCCAACCAAGCAGAAGCCGAGCAGCAGGTTCCAGAGAAGGGCACGAACGTACGCGAGTACGCATCCGGTACCAACCGCTTCAAGCAGCCTGGCTCGTATGATGGACAGGGGCTCTACGTTGAGGACGGCCTTCCACCTGATGGCCAGCCCTACACTGAAGGCTTCAAGCTACCAGATGTTGCCTCCTCTTCGGACGGTCAGTTCTTCCGTCTCAACTACCCACCTGAGACCAAGATTCCTGCCCGTCTCTACAAGTTCAGCGCGATCAAGAACAAGTGGATCTACGTTGAGACAGATCGACGTGGTGAGCGCTCTGCACACCGTCCATCGCAGCTTGCAGTCTTCAACCTTGAGACCAAGAAGTCACTTACGGATAAGCTATGAAAGTCAATGAGCTTTTCGAAACAGCTAGTCCTGACAATGCGGCACTTGCGGTAGAAGCTGAGCAGCAAAGCGCAGTAAAAGCTGTCGTTGCTGATATCGAAAATGTGCTAAAGCTGCGCGACGGAGAGGTTACCTTCGGTCGTATCAACACTGCAAACCCATCGCCATACTTTGCAAGTAGAGGAACCAGTTGGTTTATTCAGGCGCGTATTCCCGTAAAGCTTGATCGAAAAGACGAAGGCGACGTTAAGTTCTACGTGGACATGATAGCTAAGCTCATATCTAGTAAACTGAATGTTAAGTTTCCTGTGTGGCAATTTAGAAGCGCAACCTTTATGGCATACAAGAAAACAATGAACTACGTCATATTTAGCTTTAGGCTGCCAGATGTCAATGGGGATATAAACAATGAAGACACGTGAACTTTTTGAAGCTACGGACAAGCAAACTGAGCAAATCAGACAGATGGCTCAGGCCATGATGGACGAACACGGGATTTTCACCGTAACCTTCAGGTTTGTGGTAAGTGCAAAATGATCAATCACTACTTCTTTGAAGGACAGCTCCGCAGGTACCTGCTCCAGTTCGTGAGTATCTTCTATGGGCTGCGCGTCAAGACTGGTAAGGGCGAGTGCGACGAGGAGCAGTTCATCTCAGTCCCAATTGTTGTGGGCAACAAGGACCGCGTTGTGGCAGCAATCATGGCTGGAAACACCACCAACCGCGTCTTCAGCCTGCCAACAATGGCGGTTCACCTTCAGAACCTGGCGCTGGCACCAGAAAGACGACGCACCCCTGGCATCCTTGACCAGCGAGTTACCATGCCGATCGGAGGAGTCTTCCCGAACGATCTGACCACGGTCAAGCGTTCGATGCCTGTTCCGTACAACGCAATCATGGAGCTGAGCATCTACGCGTCAAACACCGACCAGATGCACCAGATTCTTGAGCAGATCCTGGTTCTCTTCAACCCTGATCTGCAGATCCAGAAGTCAGATGGTCCATTCGACTGGACAAAGCTGACACGCGTTGAGCTGACCGACATCGCCAACGAGGAGAACTACCCGTCTGGCACCGACCGCCGCATCGTCCAATGGACCCTGACCTTCGAGATGCCAATCTACCTGAGCATTCCAATGGGCGTCAAGGACGACTTGGTGCGGAAGGTCATTATTCAGATTGGAAGTCTTGGCTCGATGGCCGTCAATGAGGTTGATGAGAACGGCGCTCTCACGCCGTTTGGAGACCCTCTTGCAAGGATTGAGCTCACTGAAAGAACGCAGGAAGGTCCTACACCAGAGCAGCCAGAGGAGCTTCTATGAAGCCAACGTTCAAGCAGTTTCTTGAAGACATCGAGGTCGATGACGACGCATATCATCCTTATGATGCCGAAAAGACAGTTCAGGCACATCAGGTTTCGTTGGAAAGAGACAAGAAAACATGGCAGAAGCTACCGGCAAAATTTCCTGAGCCGGGCTTCAGTATCCTCTGGAGAAAAATCAATCTTAGAAGCTATGACCTGGTCCTCGTTGATGAGAGGCGTATTGCAAAGGATCAACTTCCATTCGGTTTTACACATCTTGCTTCAAGTGACCCTCGTGTGGCAGTTCACCTCAGCCTCGAAACGAATGATATAGAGCTGCCAACTGGTGCAATAGATGGCATGATAACAAACGTCCTGAGCGGCAATAAGCTATATCGCGGAAGCGGGATTGCGTCGATGCTGTATGAAACTTTGGTCAGAAGTGGGCAGGTTTTATTCAGCTCTAATACTCAAACCACCGGCGGAAAATCAAACTGGATAAAACTTACAAACAGGCTTGATGGTGAGTTTGACATCGGCGTAATCATGGATCGATATGATGCGGAGGATCACGTCAGACTGTACTCTGGTTTGAACAGCAAGCTTATTGACACTCTAAGATCAGAGACCAAAGACGAAAGCTTAAAGCGGGGAAATGCGTACGACATATTTGATCTGATGTCAGAGAAACATGAAGGCAGATGGCTGGCGGTTGGGGATATCGAGGCACTACAGGCGCTAGCGTATAAAGGCAGCCAGAGCTTCTTCATCATCGCCCCGAAGGGAACCTTTGACAAGCACCTAAAGTACGCAATCCAGGCGTAATCTGGAAAGTACGTCAAAATCGCGGACGGTTTTCGGCAGTCTCATAAATATCCACATGAACAACCAGAGCAGCTGAGGCTGTCAATCTTAGGAGAAAAACATGGCAACACTGGTATCACCAGGCGTAGACGTACAGGTAATCAACGAATCGTTCTTCATCCCTGTTTCAGCCACAGCCGTTCCGCTCTTCTTCATCGCCACCAAGTCAGGTAAGTTCCAGCCAAACGGCATCACCCCTGCTGCTGGCACCCTCGAGTCGGGCATTGTTCGCACCGTGACCTCACGTACGCAAGCTCTTGAGCTCTACGGTGTACCTGATTTCCGCGCTGACAGCTCTGGCAATGAGTACCACGGTGATGCTCGCAACGAGTACGGCCTGCTCGCCCTCCATCAGTTCCTGGATGTTGGCAACCGCGCCTTCGTTGTTCGCGCTGACGTCGACCTGAACGATGAGCCACGCACCTTCATCAGCCTCGGCACGCCTGAGATGAATGCATCGTCGGTCATGTTCAGTGGCCTTGGTACCGGTACCCTCGGCGCCGTGTCAGCTTCCGGCCCAACTGTTGAGCCACAGCTCATCACCGTCTCCTTCACCGGCCCAACGACCTTCGCTGTAACCGGCTCGCTTGCTGGCTACATCGGTGCTGGCGCTGTTGATGCTCCATTCTCTCAACCGTTGTTGACCTGTTGGTATCGAGTGGTGCAACTCCATTCTCTGCTGGTGACAAGTTCACCTTCAGCCTGGTCTACGTGGCAACCCCTGGCGCAAACGTTGGTGATGGTGATGTCGTCAA